CCACATATATAATTTATTATAGGTATCGTTGGAGGTTGAGAAAAAGTCGTCGCTGAAAACCAAGTCTTGTGGATACCCGTTTGCAACGGTATAAGTGTTTTCTATTGCTTTAATTATTTCATCTATTCTTATAGCAAATTTTAAATCGTTATACTCCACTCCGTGGTCAACAGTTCCGGCTCCTCCTCCATTCCAATAAAGGTTACCGTCCCCATTAATAGTCGCCGCGGTGTCATAATACAGACGCTTAGTGTGAGTGATTAATGGAACGATTAATGTATTTTGACTTACATCAGGGTCAAGTTGTAATTTAGCTTTAACAGCAGCGTCACCGTAAATAGGACTTAAAAAGATTTCGTAATCTTGTCCATTAGCTGTAAATATATCGTCGTCTAATACTAAGGTTGAGTTGTTAGTTATTTCTATTATTGTAGCGTATTGACTTGTGTCATTATTTTTTACTCTATCTCCTTTACTTACAGTTGTTGTAAAGCTTGCTGTATTGTCGATTAGTTCATCTGTATTTGTTGAGGTAGAAGAACCTGTGGCTTTACTTTCGATAAACGTTAAATCACTTAATTGGTCTTCACCTACTAAATCATTAATGTTAACAGTGTTTCCAAAAAATACCACTTTATAGGAATGTGCTTTATTGTTTTTCATTTGCACACTATTGAGTTTAAGTACCCCTTTTTTGTAATTAGTATAATTTAATTTTATTTCTGATGGTACTCTAATTCTAGCATCATAACCATTTATGATATCATAATTATAATAATGTTTAAATATTTTATTATTTACACTGTTAGCTGGTAAAGTAAATTGCTGTGTAAAAGCCGTGAATACTTTAGCTATGTCCTTAGCGTTCTTAATAGTATCTGTAACTGTTACTGATTCATCTTTAAACAAATCTACTAACTCACCTTGTATGTAAAGCTGTATTGTTTGCATTATCTTATGTTATTTATTGTATCGTAAGCGAATTCAAAGTTTATAGTGTAGTTTATTAATTTTTCCGTTAATTGTGTTTTAAATCTTATATTTGAACTACTTACCATTACAGGATAATCTTCCCCATCAATTAACATATAAACACTTCTACTCAATAATAATTGTTTAAATACTTCGTTGTTATTTTCAGGATAGTAACCACTGTTTAGAATTAATTTTTCATTACCATTTTTAGTTAAGATTTTTTGTTGAGGATTAAATGTATCATAGGTAATACCATTTAAAATATTGCTTTTATATTTATCTTTTGTTGTTTGTAAATCCTTTTGGTAGTTACCGAAGAACCAAAGGTCTTGATAAGCTCCATACTTATTAAGGAATGTTACCTTTATAGGGTCATATTGGTCACATGGTATCATGTTTATTTTATATGTAGTTATACCTAACGATCCCTCTACAATTACATTATCTATAGGTTGCCATGTTCCACCCTCATTCCAATAACTTTCTAATAAAGTATTATCCTCAATTGTGTATTCATTTTGCTCAGCTGCTTCATACCAATCATTAGCATTATTATTAGTACCATTAGTAGCTAACGAAGTTATATATTTCCATTGCTGATAACCTGCTAGACCCGCACTACTTACATTTACATTTACAATCTCATTACCTTTATACATGTAAACTATATTAGTAGCATTATTAATATCTAAGGGAAATCTTGTAACATGTCCTTCTGGTATCAGGATTTCTCTATTACTAATTAACATCATCTCTCTATTTTGTGGATTAGCACCGTCCTCGAAATAACCATATCCCATTGAAGCAACATTACGTGTTGTGGAACTACTAATTAAATTAGTATCATTAGCATCGTAAGCTGTGGTTGTAACATCTACCCATGTGGTTTGGTTATAACTTTGATTTAAAGAATAATTATTTAGTTGAGGATTTAAATAATCTTGTATTAATTCACTTATTTCAAACTTAGCGCTTTGATTTACAGCATCAGTTCTCAAAGTATATGTAGGTTGTGCTGGAGGAGAAAACCCTGTAGTGTAAATATATATTTCACAAATAGCATAGGTCATTGCTGCATTTCCTATTTGCACGTAATATGGGCTTCTTGTATTTATATTAGCCATTTTTTTCTAATTTTTTAAATGTTTTTCTTATTTCTAAGTCAAAATTATCTAACATAATTTGACTCAAGTCTTTAAAGTATTTATTGAAAGGTTTAGTAAAAAATAAACTGGGTTTAATTCCTTTCTCAAACACC